TTGACTGATGACCCTATTCTTAGGGCTAAAACGCTTGCCAGGCTAAATGAGCAGACAATCAAACTCAACTTTTTGATGACTTTTATCCAAAATTAGGTGTTTCAGCGTTTTTTGTGGTTAGATACTTTCTATGCCACGCAACGCTATTGATGAAAACGACCTTGACTTACGCTCCACCGACTATTTGTGTGATCAGTGTGGGCAAGGTATTCCGCTTACAACTATTGAGAAACGTAAGTCTAGGAATGAGCCTGACTGGGGTTTATGTATTGACTGCACTCGTGAACCTGTTAGGCAGATTACTTATAATCACCCTGTTTTAGGGACTATTTTCTGTTATCCGCATTTGGGCGATGTTGATGAGCTTTGGCGGCCTTTAGATGCTGAAGGTAGATTGTTTCGCCCTGGTGAACGTATTTGTGGGCATAAAGATTGCACTAATACGAGCCATATTGTAGGTAATTCAAGAAGTAAAACTTTTGTTAGAAAGTTACAGGAAGCAGGAGTATTGATTTGACTCTCAAAATAGGAAGTTTGTTCTCTGGTTATGGGGGACTTGATTTGGCAGTTATGAACGTTTTGGATGCTGAAGTTGTTTGGCATTGTGAATGGGAGAAAGCGCCTAGCGCAATTCTTGAACATCATTTTCCTGGTGTCCCTAACTTTCACGATGTTAGATCAGTTGATTTCACAAACGTTGAGCAAGTAGATATTTTGACCGGTGGTTTTCCTTGCCAAGATTTGAGTTTGGCAGGTAAAAGAGCAGGTTTACAAGAAGGAACTAGAAGCGGACTTTGGATTGAGTTTGCTAGAGCAATACAAGAGTTACAACCTAAATTAGTAGTTATCGAGAATGTAAGGGGTTTGCTAAGTGCAAAAGCCAATAATGGAATGGAATACGAGCAAGAAGATTTGGATGTTATCGCAGGAAGAAACCCTATTCGGGCTATGGGAGCTGTTCTCGGAGACTTGGCCGACCTCGGGTATGATGCGAAATGGTGTGGTTTACGAGCTGCCGACACAGGTGCACCCCATAACAGATTTAGAATCTTTATCGTTGCCTACCCAAGAAAAGCCTGAAAATATGTTTATGACTCCGACTGCTGTTGAAGGAGATGGTGGTGCAGTAGGTGAGAGAGTAAAGATTGCTAAGGGTCATTATGTGATGCTCAGAGATCAGGTGAAAGATTTAGCTGAAGATCAAGAATTACTGCCTACTCCTAACACTATGGAGCATCGTGAAATAAAGAGTCCTGAAGAAATTGAAGCCTTGAAAGCTAAAAGTCCTGGAGGTTATAGGAATCTTCGAGAAGTTGTAATAAATGAGTTGCCTGATGATTCGTTGCTTAGAACTTCGAGTGTGACTGATGGAACGGGGGGGCAATAAGTGAAACTCAAGCGATTGAGCGTGGCAGGATGGTCAAGGTTGCAGATCAGGTTGCTGAACTTGCTTTTGATAATGGGCTCAAGGTTTCGCCTGCGATTGAAGCAAGTTTGCTTCCGACTCCGACTGTTGGGCATGTTCGTAATCATGATGAACCTGTTGAAGATTATTTGCAGAGAAGACAAGATTTTGTGGATGGAAAAACTAAGGGTATGCCTGGGGCTAGTTTGGGTGTCGCAGTGAGAATGGAGATTTTGAATGATGATGTTGTTTCCGACTCCGACCAGAAGGGACTATAAGGATGGACGAGCAGAAAGAATCAGATTTGACCAGCTTCAAAATGATACTCTCGCAAGATGTATCTTTAACGCTATTCGGGGGGGGGAGATTCTAATGCCAACTCCTAAAGCTTTGGATGGTGTGAAAGGTAATTTGAAGAGTTCTCAGGAGCGTGTTGATTCTGGGCATCAGGTTGATTTGCCTAATGTTGCTGTTGATTTAGTTTTGCTTGGCACTCCTAGAACATCAGCTGCTAACGCTTCGACTGAGAAACAGGTTGAAGCCGATGCTCCTAAGAGTCGTATTGAAGACCAGGTTCTTATCACTAATTGGGGAAAGTTTGAGCCTGCAATAAGAAGGTGGGAAGCTCTTACTAGGCCTGCTCCTGCACCAACTAAACCTGATGGGAAGGATGGGGCGCACCGGTTATCTGCTGAGTTTACTGAATGGATGATGGGTTTGCCTGAAGGTTGGATTACTGCACCTGAGATAGGGCTGAAAAGAAATGATCAGTTGAAGGCTTGTGGTAATGGGGTTGTTCCGCAGCAGGCTGAGATGGCGTTGAGAATACTTTTACAAGATATAAACATTTAGGACAAGGTAGGACAAACTAATGAAACAACCGGAGACTGGTTTTGAAGCTGTCAAGTTCGTGTTAGATCATGCTCCTAAAGATTTAAGTCCTATTCAAAGGCTTGTATTGATTCAGATTGCTGATCATTACCCTAATCCCCATTTATCTCAAAAGACTATTGCAGCAGAAATAGGTATTAAGAGAGTTGATACTGTCTATAAGGCTATACAGGTTTTAGCTAAGCGCGGATGCCTAATTATTGAACGTCAAGGCCAGATGAAGGCTAATAAATACAAGTTGAATACACGTTTCACCGATACCGCTCAAACCGCTATCCTGACTACACGCCAAACAGGTAATCACGATACACGCCAAACCGCTATTAAACAAACAATTAAACAAACAAAGAAACAAAGCGTTTTAGTTTTTGATTCGAGTCCAGGTTCTGCTTTTTGGGATGTGATTGCGAAGCTTAGACCTGATTTGTCTTTTGTTGTGAGGCGTGATTATTTGGCTGCTTTTGCTGAGTCTAGGGATGGTCGTTGGTGGATTGAGAATGCTCGTACCGATGAGAAGTTGCTTGAACAGGTTTTGGCATGCTTTCCTAGAGCAGAAGGGGAGATGTGATGTCTGAGATTGATTTTGAAGAGCTTGTTATTGGTTCTATTCTGAACTCGCATGGGGCTGTTTTGGATCATGTGAATCTTGAGCCTTCTGATTTTGATGCTCCTTGGTTTGCTGAAGCGTTTTCAGTGATTTTGGATTTGGCTGCTCAGGGTAGGGCTGTTGATGTGTTTTCTGTTTGCGCGAAATTGAATCCTGAAGCTCGTAGGCGGGTTGCTACTTCTCTTGATTTTGGGGTTGTGCCTGCTCATGTGGGTTCTTATGTGTCTCGTGTGGTTGAGGCGAGTGTTGACCGAGATTTGCGTGGTTTGGCTGTTGAGATGCAGGCTGATGGGGATGTTTCTGCTCGTATTGAGTATGTGAAGTCGAAGTTGGACAAGCTGAAGTTTGTTGAGTCTTTTGAGTTGCCTGATTTGAGATACGACTTGCAGATGATGTTGCGTGACATTAGGAATCCGAAGAAAACTATTGCTACTTGTTTTGCTCGCCTAAATAGCCTGATTGTGGGTTTGAAACAGCAAGGGCTTTATGTGTTTGGTGCGCGACCTGGTGTGGGTAAGACTGTTGTGGGGCTTCAACTTGCCTGGGAGATCGCTCGCACTGATGAAGTGTTGTTCTTTAGCCTTGAAATGGATAAGTCAAGCCTTCTCAATCGTGCCGTTGCAGGGGAGTTAGCTATTACTTTGGATGCGATTGAGCGTAATGAGTTGACTTCAGAGCAGTTGCTAAAGATTGATAACCTGATTTCTTCGGTGAGACAGAAACTTATTATTTCGGATCGTGGTGGGCAGACTGTTGCTCAGCTTAGGGCTTATGCTTTGGCAGTTATGCAGAAGCAACCTGTGAAAGTGATTGTTGTGGATTATTTGCAGCTGATTACTGCTGCTAATTCTCGTGCGCCTAAGTATGAGCAGATTTCGCAGATTTCTATTGATCTAAAGAATCTGGCTAAGGAATTGGGCATTCCGATTGTTGCTTTGGCTCAGTTGAATCGTAGAGTTGATAACAAGCCTGATGATAAGCCGAATGCTAGTGATTTGCGTGATTCAGGTCAGATTGAGCAGGATGCTGACGTTATTGTGATGCTCTCCCGAAAGCAATCTGACAGAGATAAAGCTCGTGATGCTCAGTTGGAGAAGAACATGAAATACAACGATGCTCAACTTGGTTTGAAGAGCCTAATCACTTTTGATGTTGTCAAGAATAGGCATGGTGCGACCGGTATTTTCGACCAGGTGTTTGATGGAGTGTATTCAAGAGTGAAGGAATTACACTGAGAGCGTGGAAGAGAATCAGGTTGCTTGCCGTAGGTGTGGGTTTGTTTGGGCTGTTGCAGCCGATAAAC